TGGCTTCTGCATCCATGTCGGCCACAGAGTATTTGGTGTACCACTTGCCCTCGATCTGCTCCGCGCCATCGGCAAAAGCAACTTGGTAGCGCGTGGGCTGCGCTTGCGGTCCTTCAAAGACTACGTCAGCACCCAAGCTGTCCAAAACTTCGGTTGTGGTCTGACCCCATGTGGGGCCATTGTTTGCCTGCTGGTATGCACGAAACTCCGATTCGTACATCACTGCGCCTGTGGCTCTTACTCGAATTTGCATGATTGTTCCTTATGCGATTGCCCAAAACAAATATGTCCCACCAGACTCATTTATGCCACCGGGCGCTCCTGCGTTTACAACAAAACCATTGCTGGCGGTGTTCACATAATCAGTGTTTGTAGTCTCTGCGCTCGATTGGTTAAGCAGGATGAATGGGTCGTTCCCAGAAGAGATTCCACGGGCTGAATCCCAGACATACCATTGCCCCTCGTTAAAAGAGTTGTTTATAACTTTAATCATCACAAACCGAGCGCCAGAAGTAAACCCGCAATTCACAGAGACGTTTGAACCAGTCCCTGTGTAGCTCCCAACCTTACTTACACCCGGAACCGTCGCCGCCAAATACGCGACATAAGTTACCCCGGAACTATTTGTACTTGCGTTGTCCCCCACTGTAAACACAGAGGCGGTTGGTGTTGTGTTATTCCAAAACGTTGAGCCAGTCGTAAACTCATTGGCGCTATTCAAAATAGCGTAACTGGTATTGCCCACAACTGCCGCATATACAGCCCAATTCGCTGATACGCTTCTCGACTTCACGATCATCAACTCAGGCACTGCCGCCAAGTTATGAGCCACAGTCCTTGCAGAACCCGTGCCTGTATAGCAAACCACATCCATGAAGCTGGGGGCGCGGCGGAACGCATAAGCAAGCTGAGGCGTTGACGCTTGATTTAAGTTTGTTGACGCGCTGTTACCCACATAAAACCCGTTCATGACCGAGAACGAATTACCCAAACCGTCAGGGGCGGTATCCAGACCGTCTGCGTATATTTTTTGGTCGTCCGGTAAGTTTGTAAATTGCAAACCGTCTGCTTGGAGTCTGTTAGACATTGTCGTGTCTACGACATCATTTCTGCGTCTTGCAATTATTGCGTCTGTGAGTATTCCCGTGTCCACCAAACGGTTGTCCACGTTAGTGCCAGTGTAGGTAACAGGCGCAAACACACTCGTCCCCGTGGTCGGCACTTTCATCGGGCCGCGACGGATAGCGATGTAGACGAATGTGTTTCCGGCACCGCCTTCACTGCTGTAGTTGCCTACGTTAAACCCAGTAGATGTTATGTACAGCGTCGAGTTGGCGGCTTCTGCGCCAGACGTGTTGGGCACTAAGACGCTTGAATATATTCCAACGCTTTCTGGGCCAACAGTAAACCCCCGCATATTATCAACAATCTTCCAATCAGCAGTTCCGTTTGTTCGCTTAATGAGTAACCATTGCGGCTCAAACCCTACGTTTACTGTCGTTACTCCGGCAGTGCCCGTGTAAGACCCACACGAAATCACATTGTCCGTACCCGTCAGGCCAAAGCCTCCTGCATCGTGGGCAAATAGGTAGGCTACGTAGGTTCCTCCGGAAGCGTTGACGTTGCTTTCTGTACCAATGCTAAACACAGTGGCTGTTGGTTGTGTGTCGTTCCAAGGTGGTGTGATGCCGGGGTCTACCGTCGCTGCTGTCGTATTAAGAACCAGATAATTGTTTTGCGGACTTGCAGTATTGGCGCGATGGTATACCCTCCAGTCGGCAGCGGTATCCAATCTCTTGACCATAATGCAGCCGGGAACCGACCCAAGATTGTGGGCAATTGTGCGTGCTACATCATTGCCCGTCCAAGTCACCACATCAAAGAACTTCGGCTGCTCGCGGAAGGTCCATGAGGCGTAGGTTGTGCTTGAACCGTTTACAGCGAAATAATTGCCAAGATTGAATCCCGTTGTATTAAACGCAGTAACGCCGTTTGTTTGTGTAATGTTTCCGTTGGTTGCGTTTGAACGCAACTCAAATGAAGTGCCACGGGCAGTATCAAAAAGCACATTGTCCAAAGCAGAACTTCTGGACTTCAACCAAACCAGACCACCCTTAGTGGACAAATCAATGCCGTTGGTGATCGTCTGGGTAGAGTTGTTGCCCGCATACAACCAAGTGCTGAAGACGTCTTCGATGTAATTGGGCACAGCCGCCCCGCCGCCAAACGCGTCGTAAGTAGCAGCACCGGATGTTGATTGCAACGGCATGGTGTTACGCCTTGAACTGGACGACAGAAGCCAGCACTGTGAAGGTGGCGTTCGCAGTCTTGATGATCAGGTAGCGGTACGAGTCGATGCCGCTTGCGTTACCCGCTGTGGGTGCGCCGCCCAACCAGCGTGTGGTCACACCCGAAGTTGTGCCGTCTACTTGCACCACGTTGTTGTAGTAAGCAGTCGAGCCTTGCGTCACAAGGAAAGCCACAGTCAACGATTCACCAGTTGCCATCAAGGTGTTCAGGCTTGTGCCAGAAGAGCCACGGAAATTGACGGTCCAGTTGGCCGACGCGTTGGAGGTGTAGTACAACACCGCCTGCGTGGTCACGTCATAAGCAATCGTACCTGTCGCCGCAATCGCAGATACGGTGGCGTTTTCCAACACGTCTGCAATCTTCAGACCAGCGATACTTGCTGTGCCGACGGCTGTCAATTTCTGGGCAATCGTTGTATCACCAGATTGCAGCGTGACGGCGGTTGTTCCTGCGCTTTGGAGCGCCAGTACACCAGAGGCATCGGCTGTGACGACCGCTGCGCCGGTTATGGTGTCTGCGTTGATTGTTACTGGCATGTGTTACTCCAATGCTTGGATTTTGGCCGTGAGGGCTGCAAGTTCAGCCATCAGTTGCTCTTTGGTTGGTGCGGCGGCTGGCTGGACTTGCGCGGCAGCAGCCTTGCGTTCTTCAATCTCAGCCACTTCCTCCGCTGTTGCATCGCGGACCGAGCCGTTTTCAAGTACTTGGTATGTCATGATTTTTGAATCCCATAAAGACGGAACGTGCCAGCAGTAATGTTGTTTGCGTCCTCATCCAAGAAACGAACACCTGTGAGCGCCGCTGCGGTTGTCTGCTCCCCCGTTAAATTACACTGAGCGCCAGAGTTGCCAGTGCTTGAAATGCAGCCCACCTGTGCTGAACAACCAGTCCTGCCGGTCGTGTCGTTCACATTTAAAAGATATACGCTGCCATAACATCTGTTTGTGGTTGCCATACCGTTGGCGCTTATAAATGTCCAGCGGCTTTGGTTAATCGCCCCTTCGTAGACAGGCCCCCCGGCTTGTCCTAAAGTGCGGGACAAGTTGTATCCGGTTGTCTGGAAAGCGGCTGATTTTTGAACCCGCATGGCTAATTTTGTTGGTCCCACGACGTTCTCAAGAATGAACAGGTAGTCGTCGTATGTGGAACTGAAGCCGCTGGTGAAGTCCACTTGCGCCACACTTGAAGAGACTGTTTGTACGGAGATGAAGACCAGCGCACTTGCGCCCGGAGCCGCAGCCCACGTAGGTGCTCCAGAGCCTCCGCTTACCAGCATCTGCCCACTTGTGCCAGCAGAAGAAGAAACGTAGTTCGTTCCGTCGCCGTAGACGACGCCGCCTGCGGTGGGGGTGTTATTTCCTACTATGGTTACTGGCATGTTTTACTCCGGTTGTGTGGGCCAAGTTACTTCCCAAGGGAAGCCAGCCTGTGCAGGGACGTCCCGCAGGGCTTGACGATATGCGGCCCATGTGCTGCTGACATTATCGGGGATGTCCTTGCCCTGAGTCCAGTCAGTTGCGGCCAGTTTTGAGTTGCGATCAGCACGCACGTTCTTGGCCTGCTCTGCGTCCTTGGCGGCTTTGGCCTCATCGTCCATATCGGCTACGCTGTACTTGGTGTACCACTTGCCCTCGATCTGCTCAACGCCGTCGGCAAAAGCGGTTTGGTAGCGGGTAGGTTGTGCTTGTGGGCCTTCAAAGACCACATCAGCACCCAAAGCCTCCAAGACTTCTTCAGTTGTTGCAGCCCATGTAGGGCCACCGTTGGCTTGCTGGTATGCACGAAACTCTGCCTCGTACATCACTGCGCCTGTTTGTCGGATTCTGATCTGCATGATTGTTCCTTATGCGATTGCCAAGAAGATGTAGGTGACGCCGTTGCTGTTCACCAAGTTGCCGCCAGCGTTGCTCAGTTCAAAACCTGTTGCAGCAGTGTCCACCCAATCGGTGTTGGTGACCTCAGAAGCTGTTGTGTTCAGCGTAAGGTACGGGTCATTGCCTGCAACGATTCCCCGTGTGCTGTCCCACACCAACCAGTTTCCTGTGGTGCTGGCGGCTTTGATAAGCACGAACCTTGCGCCACCTGTGAAGCCACAATTGATCACCTGAGTCGCGCCAGTGCCTGTAAACGATCCCACCTTGCTTACGCCGGGGCAGGAGGCAAAGAGGTAGGCTACAAAATTACCCGCTGAAGCATTAACATTTGAGTTTGTGCCTACTGTAAATACAGACGCTGTTGGGCTTGTATTATTCCAGTTTGTACTATCTGTTACAGCCGCATCCGTGTCTTGCAAATTCATGTATTTTGCATTTCCGTCAGTTGCGTTATATGTTCTCCAGTTGCTGATTGCACTCCTGCTCTTCACGATCATAAATTCAGGCGCAACTGTCAAATTGTGAGCAATAGTCCTATTGGCTCCAGTCCCCGAGTAACAAACCACATCAAAGTAGCCGGGGGCGCGACGAAACATCCAAGCAACAAACGCGTTAGCTGTTTGGCTTCCGTTGTACCAGCTTGTTTGGTAGTCGTACTTAAATTGCGAACTGGCGTCTTGTATGGAAGTATTTGCAGTTTGCAAATAAAAATTCTGAAGAAGCCGGGCACCCAGAGATGGGTAAAAAGATGTTCCCCCTGTCCTGAATCCCGTGATAGACATATCAACAGGAAAACCAGCAACATACTCCGGATTGCTTCCATTTGAGATATCAGCGTTGTAAACACTCGTCCCCGTTGTTGGCACTCTCATGGGGCCACGGCGGATGGCAACGTAGAT